ATCCGACAGTGTCCTGCGGAGATGACGAACTTGTGCCATATCCGATTTGTCTCGAATCGATCGAGTCTCCACCATTGGACCCATCCGAGAATTTGACCACGACAGATGTGGCTTTAATTCCGGATATGGATGGGGTGGAGGTCTTACCAGGTACAGTGTCCCGACTGATCGACACGCTGAACGACGTAGGACCTCCGATACCGCCAATACTCGTATCTGAGACGAGGCGGAACGTGACCGTCTGCGAAGAGGATATGTTGACAGAACCGACTTCATACCAGTCGGCACCCGTGGGATAGTTGATCGACTTGCTGGTCGTATCACCGTTGGCCGTCCAACTGAACTGGAGTCCGTTGACCCAGTCGCTGGAATGACCTGCCCTGAAGCGGAATTGGACCGTCGACCCGGTATCCCGGATCATCAACTCACCGCCGTCACCGGTTCCTTTCGTGTAGTCGGTCACGTCAGCCCCTAACTGATGATCTTGAAGTAAATATCCCCGTCGTTACCGCCAGTCGGTGCTGCGGTTCCTGAAGATATACCAGATGCACTACGGTAGTTGTTCGAGCCTACGGGAACAGTCGCCTTCAATCGCGCGATATAATCGCGAGTTTTGTTGATCTCGTCGGCGCCATTCCTGACGAGCCCCTGGTCGCCCGTGTTCTGCACGAGGTCGTACCCTGCTGCGGCAGCGTCGTCGCCATTGGCCATGGCCAACCTCCTTACATTTCTGACCAGTGTTCCGTGGTGAAGTCATACCAATGCTTGTCGGCAGGCAGAGCGAGCCAGGAGCCAGGCGTGACGAACTCGTAGAGAGACAATGTCGGATATGAACGGTCACCTTGGTTGTCCGAGACAAATATCTGCTCAGTCACCTGCATGTCGTTCACAAGACCATCGTCGTTGGCAACACTGAGAAGGTCGCCCAGGTTGTAGTCACGTCCGTATTTGTACTGACTGATCTGACTGGTCTCACCATCGAACGATTGCACCTGTCGTGCTTGTGCAAGCGCCGCTTGGCCGGCTGCGATCATCTGATTCGAAGCCGTGGTCGGGTCGGTGTCCGTTATGTCGTCTGCTTGTACAATGACCACCCGACGATCCACTCCGATAGTGGATGGATCGACATTGTCTGCGTAAACGACTTCGCTACCCACGGGAGATATGACGTAAGCCACATTCTTGTAGGTGGCGATGGACTTCAACTCGCTGGTGTCCTGCAAGTTGTCCAGTTCGGAACTGAACAGGACTGCCGGTAGATCACTTTGATGAATTGTACGATCGCTGCCCATGTAGACGTTGAAATACAACTGGGCGAAGTCGGCATTCCGTGAGATACGGAAACCCATGAGGTATTGACCACAAAGATTGGTCATGGCCGAGTACAAAGTTTGAAGATCGACATCCAACGTGATACTGGCACTCGGCGGTGGAATGGTATCCGGCGGAGATATGGAGCCTAGGGAAAGCAAGGGGATAACATCCCCCGGATCGAGAACTCCTGTCACACAAATGTCATTGACCATCTGCGTGGCTATCTCCGGTGGAGTTCCCGTGAGTTCCCACGTAGGTGTTGTTGTGGTATCACCGAGAACACCTCGAGCCAATCGATTGTCAAAGACGGATTCGAGAGATCTCCCGGTGACCTTGAGCACTCGTGATCCATCATCGGCTACGGAGTTCTCGACAGTCTCCACTACCATGACACGATCGGACTCGGTGAGAGCCAATTTCGTTCCCATGGTGAACAAGCCCCGATTTGCTTGAGTGGAAAACAGATCCAGTTCGAAGTCCCCATATGCTGCGAATCGATCCGTCCAGATAAGCGATTTGAACTTGTCCACCACGGTTACACGGCGGTAGAGACTGTCGAGAATATAGAGCTCCATTACAAGCTCCCGTAACGCGGGGTGTACGTCAGTGAGTAATCCATCGGTTCACCTGTCGTGTACACCCTGAGTTTGTTCATTCCAGGAAATAGCTCGATCCAGGAGGATTGAGGCGTCATTCCGTAGAGAAGGGACGTCGTCACGCCACCTCGACTGAGATTGACGTACTTGTTTCCCTGCACTGTACTGATGGTCACTACATCCCCCGCTTGGAGGGATGCAGCGAAGTCCAACGTACGGATTTGGTCGTCCTCGGGCTGATTGTAGATCGTGAATTGTGTGATCGAACGATCCACATTCAGCGTGAAGACCATTCCTGTCTCGACAGAGCCAGGATATTCAATTGTGGTGAATGCGGTACTTGCAACGGTCGTCCCGTTTACTGTGTAAGTGTTGACATCAATGAAGTCGGGATCGAAGTTGATGATCGAGATGTCGACCTCTTGGTCGTTGGAGAAGAGATCCGGATCACATGATTCGACTCTTCCCTGGATATCCACCGTCGTGTCATCATCGTCGTAAAAACGAAGACTCACCTGGGACTTGGGAACGAAAAATACGTTCCCGAGTTGCTTCCTCAATGCCGTGACAGTGTTCTCGAGGTAATCGGGTTCGATCCCGAGCTTCATGGTGATGTTTCGAGAATCGCGTCGTGCAGACTGGTATTGTTCACCATCCGACGATGCAAAACTCGACGAAACGATCGTGGCCTTTACTGGACCCAGACCGCCCATGTTACGAACACTGTATCCCGAGGAGATATCATCGCCGATGGGAAGACTCAACAGTTTCCCTTGAGCCGTTCGTACCTCAACTAGATTGAGCATTCGGTGAGACCACCTCCCTCAACTTGGACAGCTGATTCTTCGTCTGGCGATAAATATCCGCAGAAGACAGTGCCTTGGGCGAGTTGTTGTTCTGAATGTACGTGATAGGCGCCGATGGCCGTTGTGGGGTCTGAGAAATATCCGGAGGAAGATTACTCATATGCCCCGCCGAAACATACAGTGCCTTGCTGTATGCGTCATCAATGGATATCGGCTTCGCAGAGATGAGTCCTGCGATTTGGCTCGAATCCTTCTTTACACTCGACAGGTCGAGAACAGGGGTGATAGTGGGTTTCAGATCCATACCGCCGGATACAAGATCGGACATCCCCGACAACGACTTGCTGAGACTCGTGATCGCCGTTTGACCCATGTTCGCGGCCGACTGCTCGACAGCCGAGGCTGCTGCATCGAATCCAGAAGTCAAGCCCTGAGCCGAGAAATCGCCTATTTCGGCGAATACCCTCGACGGGGACTTGATTCCGAGCTTCTTCTTGATTTCCTTGACCATCGCATCGGCGATGGCGTCCATTTGATTCTGAATCGCCTTCTGTTGCTTCTTCAGACCATCGACCAGACCTTGCGCCGAGTTGACGGCAGCCTGGTAGAGATCTGTAGCTGCTTCCTTGCCGAAGGACGCTCCAGCTGTGTTGAGCTGCTTCTCGAGACTGTTGATCTGGTCGATCGCAGCCTTACCGCCGGCCAGAAGATTCTGAGCGAACGGTAGATCTGCAATACCAGCATCCGAGAGCTGCTTGAATGCCTCGTCGTTCAGACCGAGATTACGCAGACGCTGGAGTGTGTTTGCGTACTCCTTGGTCTGCTCAAGCTGTGTCTGAAGACCCGTGATGTAGTCAGAAACCGATTCGTCAGCCGTAGGTGCAGTGGCGGTCGAGTAGGTCTGAGTGATCTGCGTCTGGTAATCGGACAGGGTCTTCTTCGCGTCAGCAAGAGCTGTATTCGCGTTGTTGATTCTTGTTGTCAGACTCGAGTAACTGTCCGACAGCTTGTCGAGCTTGTTCTTCTCGTCCGTGTAGTTCTTGGTGAGATCCTTCGATGCAGCCGCGGCCTTGGTACGCTCACTGCGAGACGCCTTCGAGTTCTTTGCCAGATCATCAAGTTGCTTCTTCAGGTCGTTGAATGCAGCATCAACGTCCTTGCGGTTACCACTCTTCAGACCCTTGACAAAGCCCTCGTTGACGGACTGACCGATTGCTATGAACACCTTGGACGGGGAGTTAATATGCAGAACTCCCCGAGCGGCATTGATTGCAGATTTTGCGACGCTCTCAGCTTCACTTGCAACGGTGCTGACACCGGACGCAAGACCCTTGACCATACCCTCGATAATGGCTGTACCGAGGTTTGCACCAGCCTGCCCCAATGCAGAAGAATTCTGCCGAATGGCAGCAGCCAAGCTGTTGATGAAGTTGATGATGAGGTTCGTACCGGCCTTGATGACACGCGGAAGGTTGTTACTGACGCCATTGATGAACGCCACCACGACATTCGTCGCAGCCGTAACCATCTTCCCGACGTTGTTCGCAATGCCGTTGAGAATTCCTGTCAGCAATCGCAAACCGGCAGAGACCATTTGCGGAACGTACCTGGCGAGTGCGTTCAACATGTCGAGCATCAACGTCAGAAGAGCGTTGATGATCAGAGGAGTCACCTTGACGATGGCAGCGATGATCGCAGTGAGAACGACCGTAATTGCCTTGGTGAATTGTGGTCCTGCCGTGGATATGACTTCGGCAAAGGCGATAATACCCTGTCCGAGTCCGGTCAGCACTTGAGGGATCAGTCCGATCAGACTGTTGACGATCCCCACAACGGTCGCCGTTGCCACAGTTCCCGCAGCAGACAAGGCTGTAAGACCCGTGGCGAACAGAAGAACGCCGGCGCCGGCAGCAAGTGTGCCTATGCCGATCAGGGTGATTGCAGCCCCGAGACCGAGCAGAATAGGAACCACAGGACCGAGAACAAGACCTGCTGCACCGATGATCACAAAGACACCGGCGAGTTCCGTCAGACTCTTGATGATCGAATCCCACGACATGGCCCCGAACGCAAGTAGAATCGGGGTCAGAATTGCCAGGGACCCTGCAACAACCAATAGAGCTGCTGCACCCGGAAGAGCATCGGTCATCAGGAGCATAGCTCCCGCAATCAGACCAAGAGCTCCTGCGAGCTCGACCAGACTCTTCCCTATCTCCGACCACGACATTCCCGCCATGTTCTGCAAGGCGTTCACGATGAGGTTCAGAGAAGCGGCCACTGTGAATATAGCCGCAGCCGAGAGGAGACTGCTCGGAGGAAGAACGTACAGAGCCGCAGCGATCAAACCAAGAGCGCCGGCCAGTTCTGCGAGACCCTTGCCGATAGTCCCCCAGTCCATTCCGCCCATCTTCTGAACAGCATCTGCGATCAGTCCCAATGAAGAGGCGACAATCAGGACGCCGGCAGCCGAGAGAACAGAACTCGGAGGAATGAGCTTGAGCGCGATACCGATTCCGATGAGCCCACCGGATATGGCACCGAGCCCCTTGCCGATATCGGTCCACGAGAACTTTGCAAAGTCGCCCACGGCACTTGCAAGGATCTTCATTGCAGTGGCGATCAGGACAATACCCGCACCACTCAAAGCACCGGCCTTGTTGGCGTCGGAGAACTTGCTGAACAGCGCTAGGCTGACCAGAAGCCCGGCGACACTACTGAGACCCTTGGCCAGCTGCTTCCAGTCCAGCCCGGAGAGCTCTTGAACTGCAGTGGCGAGCACATCGATGGCCTTGGCCAGGGCAAGCATACCCAAGCCGGCAGATATCATTCCTGAGCCTGGTGGCATGAGTTTGACAGCCGCTACGAGTCCACCGATCAGAACCGTAACACCCGTCAACCCCTTGGCGAGGCCATTCCAGTCGAGACCGGAAAGTTGTTTCACTGCGATGACCAAAAGATCGATCGCAGTAGCCAGAAGGATCATCGCTCCGGTCACCAAAGACATCTTGGCGAATCCGGACGAGCCCACTACCTTGTTGAAAATGCCCATCGAAGTGAAGAGCTGCGCGAACATCACTGTCATAGCCGCAAGCGACTTCTTCAGTTTGTTCGAGTCGATCTTCGACAATGCAACCACGGAGATCGTCAAGATCCCAATGGCTGCAGCAATCTCGAGAAGCGTTGCAGCCTTCAGAGTCTGCTGCATGGATTTCAGTGTGTCCGTCAACCCCTCGAAGACTTCCTTGATGGAGTCCACGATGCCGCCAAGACCACCCGAACTGCTGTTGTTGCTGCGGAGATTCTTGACGAACTTGCTGATCAGAAGGACGAGCCCACCGAACAAGCCGGTGTTGATGATGGACAGAACTTTGCTGAAGTCCAGGTTCGAAAGAGCATTGAGAATCTGATGACCAAGATTCTCGAAGTAACGTACGACTTTCTGGACCCACGGAGACAGTTCATCGAGAACCTTGTTCAGGGCTTCGTTGAGCTTGTCTCCTCCGGAGGAAATTGCAGCCATGATCTTGGCCATCGGACTCAACTGAGTGGACACCCCAGAGAGCGATTTGGCGGCATGGCTGAAATCGATCTTGTCGAACAGACTGGCAAGACGAGAAGCAAGAGTTTCGAGCAACTTCAGAGGTATTTCGAGAATCTTCTCGAGACCTCCGAAGAATTCATTGAGCTTACCGCCCTCTTCGACGGCATTGTGAACTGCTACGAGGAAGTCACCGATCTTGGCGGTGATTTCAAGAATGCTTCCAGTACCCTTGGCGGCTTGACCGAACAGACCCAGGAAGGCTTTGGCGCCCGCCTTGAGAATATCCCAGCCAAGATCGAGAACGGCGAAGACTCCCGCGAACGTCCGCTTGATATCGTCAAGGGTTTGTCCTCCTATTTTGAGCCTTTCGATGAAGTCACGGAAGGTGACCGTCAGATCGTAAAGATTCTTGGAGGAGGAAGCGGGGAAGATCTCTCGGAATGCACTCTTGATAGGATTGAGTATGTCGCCGAGTTCCTTGAACGCCGTCTTCAGTGCATCAATGAGGACTGTACGGCCACCAAGATCCGCCCATCCTTGCAGGAGCTTCTGCAGGTCGTAGATCGGCTTGGTGAGCGCATTCTCCGCGACGTTGTGTACCGACGTGAAGAGCGTTGTTGCCTGGTTGATGTTGCCGAAGATGATCTTGAATACGGAAGCCCATGCAGTGGCCACCTCTTCCTTGAGAGCATCGGTCAGCTGGGACATCGTCTTGATGTTGGTGGCCGAATCGACGGCCGTCTTACCCAATTTCAGAATTGCTTGAGCTTCCTTGTCCGTGAAGCCCATGGCCTTGATCTGAGCTTCGCTCAGGTCGCCGGTGAACTGCGACAGCGTCTTGGTCAGAATGTCAGAAGTGAGCCAGCCCTTTTGAAGACTGTTCCGGAAGCTTCCGGCCTTCTTGATGATGCTGTCGATGGCAACACCACTTGCGCGAGCCGTATTGACCAGTGCAGTCTGGAATGTCTTACCACCCAGGCCGGCGTTGACAACCGAGTTCCAGTCCTCAAGCGAGACCTTACCCGCCGCGATGGCCTGAGACAGCTGATACATTGCCGTTGAAGCCTGTTGGGAATTCGATCCCGAAAGAGCCGCCAGGTTGGCAATACCTTTGATCGCATCCGCAGCAGGCTTCAGTTTCACACCGGCTGCAGTGAACGTACCGATGTTCTGCGTCATCTCACTGAAGTTGTACACCGTTTTGTTGGCGTACTCGTTCAGATCGGCAAGAACAGCATTGACGTCGCTGAGCTTGGTACCCTCGGCCTGCGTGTTGGCAAGAATCGTCTGAACAGCGTTGATCTGTGTCTCGTAGTTCTGCAGACCGGCCTTGATGGGGTCGATCGTCAGAGACTTCGTAATGCTGATGCCGGCATTGACAGCTCGGTTGACGATGTTCGAAAGGGCGGCGATTCCGACGATCGACATCGTCTTGAACTTGCCGGCTATGCTATCTACCGCATCGGCGATTCCTCCGAGCGACAGATGTTTTGCTGCTTCGCCGACCTGATCGATACCGTCAGTGGCTCCTTTGAGCTTGAGACTGTCGTTCAGCTTGTCGAGCGAATCGAGAGATGCAGATATACCCTGCTCGAATTGATGGTTGTCGAACACCATCTGAACGATACGGTCTTCGATCGTACTCATAGAGAAGTCACCGCCCTCCACACGTCTTCTGCGATCTCGTCAAATATGGGTCGCATGGCGGGATTGATGAAGTCTTTCCCTGCTACGTAACCACCGGTACCTGTTCCGTGGCCGTACTGTAGCATGATCACCACAGGAAAGCCGTTCTCGATATCGGAGTTGGTCCACGTAATCGTGTACTTTCCCCCGGAGGAGTCCACCTCGAAACTCCAGGAATGCGATGCGAGACCAGTCTCGATAGGAGTCGCAAGTGAAAGAGCATTTACACCTTTTTGTGCGCTGTTCCTAAGAATCCCAGCGATGTCGAGAGACTTGAGACCTCTCAAAAATGCTTCGGTCTCCTTGGAGGAGCCGCTTTGCTTGATATAGATCATAACGGCTCCTTACAGATCTACTCGAGCCCGGTCATCTTTCGGCCGATGTCCCATGTGCTCTGGTTGGCGGTACGAATACCGTCGGTCGTCTGGAAGAACAGACGAAGCGCATAAGCCTCGTCACTGCTGTACTGATACGTGTTGATCAGAGGATCGACCGTGCTTCCCGAACCGTCCGTTGTAGTCGGATTGTTTGTGAGCCACTCGTTGATGGTCTCGACCTGCTCGAAAGCCGATCGAAGATTCAGAACAGCTGCAGAGGCTTTGCGGTCGATCGTATTCCTGTCGACCTGAATGCCGAGCATTCAAAACTCCTTACATGGCAAGCGCGAGCCACCATACACCAGTGGGTGTAGTATTTGCTCGAGTGAGATAAAGGTCGCAACCTGATGTGGTCACAGCCGTCGCTGCAACACCGGTCACGCTCGTTCCCGGGGCACTGGTATTCGCCGTGACGAGTACACTGGGGCTGGTGGTGAATAGACCGCCAGGGAAAGTGATGCTGAGCTTTGTGGGCGTATTCGCAGCCGTAGGCGTGATGTTGACAAACCCGGTCGCAACCGCCTTGGGGAGATTCACAATACGCTCGTAGAACACGACACTGTGCCAAGATGTCCATGTACCGGAAGCATTGGCAGCTCGAATCCACATCTGAGGAGGATTCGTTCCAGCTTCTTGCCCGGTTTGCATGAACGTTTGACGTGTCGTTCCTGTGTCGGAGTTTCTGTAGGTGATGACATCACCCGCCATACCGGTGAAACTCCACCCAGTCGCGTTGTCACTTGCGTAGTGAAGACGTGACTCGCCGTAAGGATAATTCGCTGCCGTGGTGCTTTCAGTGAAACTCGCAGCCGTCAACTGAACAAGAATCCCGACCTGCTGCCACGGGGTCCAACCTCCACCACCCACAGAGCTGTCATACGATCTGTTCCATATCAGTGGGAGATCCGTACCACCGGAGTTGGTGTAGAAAGTCTGACTTCCTTGTGTGGAGCTACCAGCGTTGGTGACGACAAGACCGTATCCATTGTTGAGAGACCAACCACCGGGCCCGACAACCGTCATAGTTGATGTTCCGACAGGATACACTGAAATCGGATCGGTTTCGGCCGCACCGGTTACCGAACGCAAAGCACGAGCATTCGCAGGCGTCATAGCGAGAGTGGTATCGGTTCCCGCCAGAGCCTGCGTGTTCGTGGCGAGCTTGACCAGACCAGCCGTAACCGTATTGGCTCCGGCAATGATACCAGCATCAGTCTGAGTGCCATCTTGCTTGGTCAGAATGAGATGGTTCGCCGAATCGAATCCAGCCTGGATGATCATCCCGCTCGCGATGGCCTGCATGGCCTCGGCGGTCATTCCTGTGATGGTAGCCATTCGACCGCCTTTCTATTCGGAGCTGATGGTGTAAGTATCGTCGTCGATGAATTCGGCCGTCGGCGATGTGATTTCGAATGTATTTGGGTCAAGCATACGAATCACATCGAACGGCGCCGTTGCAGTCCACGTTCCATTGCCATTGTCCACAATCACCAACGAGGATATGGTGTCGAAGATGTCGATCAATTGAGCTGGAGACGGCAAATATGGACTGTTGTCATCATCTCCGTACAGCGCAGTTTCAAGCGCAGCCATGACAACCGGGTCGGTCATGCGAGAATCGATGACGACGTGTGCAGTCGGCTTGTACTCCGTCATAGGCGGAGGAGTCGCGGTGATCTTCCAACTGAAAGGAGTCGTATCCGTCGAATCCTTGATCGTGGCATTCGAGCGCTGACTCGGGGCCGCAAGAGCATTGTACACCAAGTGAATCTTGTACCCGAGATCGGGTGACTGATCACTACCGATGCTGGTCCTGTATGAGAACCCGAATTTCTTACGGCGTTGGGCGGTGAAGAACAACCCGGATCGAGGTTCGGCCTTGCCGTCGCATACCTCGAACTCCGGAGGATACGTATATGCCTCGATTGTGGCTTCGTACTCCTCCAGTGCCGGAAGATTCATGTACTTGACACCGTCTAGGTAATACGGTTGAGCATCGCCGCCCGATGAATCCTCGTTGACAGCTGTCAAGCCGATCCAGGGGACTCCTGCAATCCCAGGAATGTACAGAACACCACGATCCACACCGGCCTCGTAGATACGGGTTCCTGTTACGCCCCAATCGAGTCTGGTCATCCCGTGGTCCCCAATTGACGACGTCGTTCTTCGTTGATACGACGATTGTTCGCCGCGATTTCTTCAGGTCTCATCTTCTT